CAGAGGGCTTGGTCCGTCTGTACGTGGCGGCTGCTCACTTAGCTCTAGACTACCGCCACCACCACCACCACCCTCTTCCTGTAAATCCTGAACAGCGTCACGCAAATCACAAGCAGCCTGACATAGAGTATTCCAGTCACTAGCGGTCAGCTTTTTGGTCGCAGATACACTAGAGGCTTTCAGCGTTTCCTTAGGAAACGGTAGATTGGTATCGTCATCAACAAAGTTAGGCATTAGCTAAAGCCCCCATCTAATTCGATATCAAAGCCGACATTATCGACAAAGACACCCAAATCAAAGTTACCAGATTTAGAGTATTCGCAAAGTCGGTTAACCGCCCCTGTAATCAGGTCCATCGTTAACGCCGTTGGGTATAACGCAGTATTCGGAACGGCAATAGGCGTTGGAACCTCTGCACTAGAAGTGGCGACCCCAGTACCTAGAATCGTTGTATAGCCTTCAAATGGCTGATATCCTGTCACATTAGCGTATAGGAAAGCTTTGCCGCGGGTTGCCGTTTGCTCCTCAGTCAGGTTGACCTTGTAGCCGCCGTAACCAACCTCTTCTATTTGTGATGTGTCCACATCTTCATAGGTGTCATTCGGCAAACAAATACGAATTTCGCCAGTCGCAAACGTGTGGCCGGTCAACGGGCTACCATCAATAGGATCATCTTCATCAGGTAGGAAGAACGAAATAGAACCTTCTTCTCCGACCGGTATATCGCCACCGAGAACGCCGATAACATCCCCGCCAAAGTAATTCTGTGTACCTGACACCGTGGCGCGCACGAATACGTCCCCTGCGGTCGTGCACTGGCCTGGGGCGAGTCGAACACAGAACCGGCCATAACCCTTTTCGACAATCTTCGCGAGGTCAGCATCGGCCCAGGCCAGTCCCGGCAGCTTGATTTGAACTTCGCCTAGCGTGAACGCATGGCCTGTCAGACCCGTAATAGGGTCCGAAGACAGAGGTAGGTTGAAAGCAACCTCTGCCGCGTAATCGTTTGTTTCGTTAAGGGCGATCACTTACCAACCCACCCGGTGTTACCGGCTCCGCTTTCCTTGACGTAAAGGCTAGTACCTGCACCGCCATTGGTACGTGAGTACAGACTTCCAACAGGTGCAGTTACGACACCTTCTGGGGAGTTAGAACCGGCTATCCACTTCACTCCGTTATTTGTAATACCCGAAGTCGAGTTAAAGGTTGCCGCCCCATCTACATTGAGTGTGCTGTCAAAGTCGACCGCACCAGTAACATTAAAACTGTCACCGATCATAACATCACCGTTCGTGTCAATGATGTCACCGTTCACGATCGCGAGTGCGTGATTGGCTTGACCGCCGCTGGCCGAGAGTCGAGCACCGTAGTTCGTAACGTCCGCTGCGCCGGCACTGCGCGTCGCTGTAATTGAGATGTCAGCACCGATGACGCTGATTGCGCCTCCCGTACTATCAAACGTACCTGCTGAGGATGCGTTTAACGTTGTTAGGTCACTCGTGTACCCGGTCGGGCTTGACGCGACCGTGATGGTCTCGTCACCGTCGTCAGCCGCTTCCAGACCGAGCCCGCCGCCTCCAACCTTTAGGGAGTCTCCGACCCATACACGACCGTTTGGCGCGAGTAGAGCGTAGTCGGCGAACTCGCCGTCTGTGGCGTTGGCGTAGATTGCCACGTTCTGCATGTTGCCGAACTGACCACTACAGGGTGCACCACAGCCCGATACGCCAGGTGCACCGATGTCGATGTAGGCCCCGTAGAAAACTTTGCTAGACGCCAGGTCGAATGTCGCGCTCTGACCATCGAGCTTGAGTAGCTTGATGGCGCTCGTGGTCTGCGCAGTTCCTGTGTTCGAGATAGTCACAGCATCGACATTGTTCTCGATGCCCCCACTCGTCGCGTCACCGAACTTGACCGCGCCAGTGTCCGCGATCCGCATGCGCTCTGTCATTGAGCCGCCATCAGGGCGCGTCGCGAGCACGAGATCGCCGGAGAAGTTTCCGCCGGTACCATTCGTCTTGTACGCCTTGATCTCGGCGAAGCTCGTCGTGGTCGTGCCGGTGTAGGCGCCCTGGAAGCGTAGTGAACCACCTACACCCTGTGCCGCTGAGGTCGTGTCGATCAGGTCAATGTTTGGTGTTGATCCGCCGACTGCTGTACCGACTGCTTTGTTGAAGGTAGCGATGCCGTTGACTGTAGTTGCGTCTGAGGTTGTATCGCCGAGAGTTGTCGTCCCGTCTACGCCCAGCGTCCCGGCGATTGCCGTGTTGCCGTTAGATTCGGTGAACGTGACCTTATTCGTGTTGATCGTGAGAGTCGTACCGTTGTCTGTCAACGTCGATGACGTCAGTCCGGTCCCGTTGCCCTTCGGGATGACGTTGTTGGTCGAGAACACGGTACCAACCGCCACACCGCCAACCTTGAGCCCGACGCAATCCATGACACCGTTGATGTCGAGCGTGCACCCGAGGTCGCCACTCGTGGAACCACCCGTGTAGAACCGCATCGGCGCAGCCGCGCCAGCGGCGACTAGGTTGAGTCCGTTCGACATCCCCGCACCCGCGTACAACACCGTGCTGTCCTGCATCAGTCCGCCGTTTGTCGTGTAACCGGTGCCGAACGCAAATAGAGTTCCCACGCCGGTACTGCCGTCGTTTGAAAGTTCGAACTTAGAGTAGGCGCCGCTGCTCGCGTTCGTGTTCGTGATCGTCCCCCATACGCCGCCGTTTGTGCTTACAGAGCCCGTGAAGATCGAGTTGGCGCCTGCTGTCGGTGCGATGCTGAGCGGCTGCACAAACGTCACGAGATTCGACGCGATCGTGATCACGTTCGTGCCCCCGACCTTCAGATCGAGAGACTGCTGCACGGCACCATTGAGCGCCTGCGCGTCAATACCGCCTGTTCCGACACGCGCGCAGTGAACGGCAGCCGAGCTATTGGCCACGAGATCTGCGTCGCAGACATCAAACCATGCGTATCCGCCGGTACCGACCGAAGGCGATCCCTTGGGCATCAGATCGAGCGCGAGCACCGTATTGTTGGTCGACGGCTGCATGGCGACGGCAGGAAAAGTGTTCGGGGTGCTTCGCGTAGTGATCTGCCACGAGGTCGCGGAGGTCTTCGCTTCACCAATGTCCTTCATTGTGTAGAGAAGCGATGAACCATCGTAAAGAAGCGGAGAATCCCCGATGACGTTAGTAGCAGTGAACATTGCGAGCGTGTTCGCCGTACCGCTGACGCTCGAGGTTGTAACCACGCTCGTGCCGTTCACCTGAAGTCCACCCACACAGTTTAGCGTTTTCGTGGAACCGGTGAGAGTGCAGGCCGTGGCACCCTTGCCGTCGTACATCGTGACGTCTCGGAACTGCGTAGCACCACCCTGATAACCGTTCTTGTTGATATCGAGTGAGGCGGTCGCATTGGTGCTGTACTTCCCGTCAAGTTCACCGTCGATTAACGTATTACCATCCACCATCGCGTTATGAAGTACATAGAAATCACCCGCGGCGCCGGCCTCCCACACATTCGTCGCGGTTGTGGCGTTGCGGAAGTTAATCGCGGTTGCACCTGTGTGAGCCCCGCCATACCGGAAACTGAAACTGTTGTCCCCGGCCGCGTTCGACAGTACGAGCGGGTCGGTGCTCGAATACGGTTGCAACGTCACTGCGTCCAGCGAGGCACCGCCTTTGATGTATCCGTCCTTGGTCACGCTGAGGAGACCGCCGCCCCCGGAGTCGAAGACACGCACGGCGTCGCCTGATTGCCCTGCACTGACACGCACCCCAAGTTCCCCCATTGCAGCTTCACTATCCGAGCCCGCGACGGCAAGCCGGTAGGTGCTTGGGGGCGGGGTGTAGCCGATGCCGACGGTGGACGCGAGTCCACCGCGATGCTTGACGTAGACTATGTCCGTCGTCGTATTGTCTGTGATGGTCGCGCGGATCGTGCTGCTGGCTGTTGCGTTCGCAGATAGTGTTGCGCTGGTCGCGCTTGAGACCGCGGCGATCGTGGTACCGCCAGGGATGCCCGTGCCGGTGATGGACTTGCCGATTAGTGCCGTCGTGAACCCACACTCGGCCGCGCTTGTGATCGCCGCACTGCCGCTCGTGGTGACGAGGTCCTCACACGAAAAGTCGCCTCGCTTCGCGGCGATTACGAAATCTCGTACCGGTGTGGCCTGGACTGTATCCATTCCGATAATCCAGTGACCGTTACGTGCGATCCATTCCACGTCTGGTGGCGTTAGGTCATCTGTTGAGACATCAACAGAGATCCCGCCAAGGGTGGTGAGAATACCGGGGAGGCTCGCGTTCGTTCCGTCATCGGTGAATGCTCCATCACCTTGAGTGCTGACTCCGGTCCATCGTACGCTCTGGCCGGGTGTGCCTGTACCTGTAATTGTACCTGTAATCGCTGTTCCGGTTCCACAATCCCACACGCCCGAGATTCGAATAGGCACTTCGCCATCATCACAAGTGAGTAAACCAAGTTTGCCACTCGTAACAACGAGTCCGCCGTTGGGAGTCGCACCCGTGATAGTACCACCCTGAGGTGAAAGCCGTCCTTCACCGCAAGCCGCTAGAATTAAACAGAAAATAATTAGATTACGAAACATTAAACTCCCCAAGGTCTGGAAGGGTTAGGATTAAACGCCCCAAGGTCTGGAAGTAGGGTCTTGAATATACTTATCCTGCATAGTATACGCTTGTTTTTCAAAGGGGTTAGCCATGTAAGCCTCGTACCAGCCTGCCTTCTGGGTCAATAGGAAATACATGAATAAAATCCCGTACAAAGCGGCGAAACCGAGGCCCCCAACAAAGCCCCCCAAAGCCAATCCCAGCCAAAGGTTAAACCCACTTATCGCAAACAAAACAGGCATTACCATTAAAGCGAGCAAGCTAAAAAAGAACGCCTGTACAATGTGCACGTTTTCGTGGACCCGAATATCGACTTCGTTGCGACTGTCTTCCGTATCGTAGATCTCCAGCCAGCCCAGTGTCTGGGCGTTTGGACGTCCCCAGATAGTGTCTGGTGCCGCAATGCAGGTGAGAACCCCGTCGTGCCACTGCCAGTTTCTAGCCTTGTAGAATACGACGGCAATCACGAATCCTGCCAGGGTCATTGGCAGGCAGAATAGGTAACAAGGTAATATCCAGCGCCAGGTGCGTGACATGACCTTACGGAACCCCCGCCGCACTTACCACACTGATTCGACTGGTATCATAGACGGCCAGGTGCCTGAGACCTTCGGCAATAGTCTCGCCTAGATGCTCCCATTCAACAGAACCATCAACAATGCCCGTACCTGATGCACTCGGCCCCGTGGAACCGCTGGTGCCAGCGTCCGTACAACGATAGACTCGACCGTTACTTAGTACAGTGTCCCCACTAACGTATCCCGTTGTCCCAGCCCACACGGCAGGCGTTGCAATGGCAGTCGTCGAAATCGCGACGTAGTTAACCACCAGCACGCCATCAACAGCGAAAGCCTGTGCCACGACCGCACTAGGCACAGCGTCCTTACCGGTTAACTGAACATCACCCCAGTCAACAACGGCCTGCGCAACCAGGTCATCACCATCTTCTGGGTACTCGTCTTCATCAACCGTAAGGTTTAGATATACGTAGATATTATCTTCAACCGGGCGACTGAAACTCATTGTGTGGTCAGTACCTTGCGAATCGGTCGCGGTACCTGTAACACCCCCATACGTAACGATACCGGCGGCAACGTTTGCAAGTAGAGCATCCCAGATAGACTGGTCGAAATCACTATCCGGATCATCAGGTCCGCGCACCATACACTCGACGGAGTGCGGCGGCATACCGTCTGAGTTTGTAGCGTCTGTATTGTTAACGAATACGGTAACCGCAACCACATCAGGCACGTCAAGAAGGTCACCTCTTAACGCATCAATTGGCGTATTACCGGGACTTGCTAATTCAGCTTCTCTTAGTTGACGTAGTTCCTCATCCGAGGCGACATCACGACCTGGTGTGGCATCGAGTAGGTTGATGACACTATCCCAGCCAGAAATCTGTGAGCTAATTGTGATTAAGTCACGAGCAGAAGCAACTAGAGGACCAGTTTCCGTTGCCCTCGCCACGACGTCAGACGCGCCGGTACCGTTACCCACGAACGTCCACGTAACAGAGCCGTCAGTAATCTCTTCGTCCTCCGTGGTCGGTCCTCCAGAACTATCTGCCGTCCCAGCCGTCGTGCACTGGTAAACGTTTCCACCATTGGTTACGCGATCATCGACCACGTAAGAATCGCTGCCAACCCAAGCATCCACCACGTCCAGTGTCGAATCTTCTGTTGTTTGGAAGCTGACTAGTGTACTATCTGTAGTTACAATGCTACCAGCAGGTACAGTTGTTGTGGTCGGGGTTCCCGTTAATGTTAACGTAACGGTAGAGTACGATGCAGGTGGACGTATGGTGCCGGTCAGCGTACAGAGTGCGTCTAGTGCAGCGCCTGTCGCCTTGTCCGGATCCTGGGAGGAGTTGATAACCTCGGCCATCTCCCAAACTAATGCAGCGATTTCGGACACGATACCGTTAATTTGTCCGAAGATAGAACGGTCGTCTAACTTGAGTGACTTACCGAATACGTCTTTCATTCGCGTATTCAGTTCGTCACGAATGACGTTCAAGGTCTTGACTATGAAACCGTCTGTGGTTAAGCCGTATGTAGCCATTACTCACTCCCCGTTGTTACTCGTAAATCAATCACGTCGACCGGTGTATCCCCGAAAACTGTATTCACCTGCCAAGTGATCGTTAAAGTTCTGGTAGATCCTGAGTAGGCAATATCTAGTTTTGTAATCTTATTAACACCGTCTACTAACTCAAGTTCACGTCGAAAGAATATTCTTGCAGCCTCGATCGCAGTAGTGGGTTTCTGCCCTAGAATGCTTTGCCAATAAGGAATACCGGCATCTAAATTCAAAAACCACTCGCCCTGGAACATCTGGAGAGCAATGCGGCACTGTTGTACAATGGCATCAATACCAGTCGAAAACTTTAGATCCCCATTCTCGATAACGAGGTCATTGTCATCGCCCAGTAACAGGTCGATAGGGTCTGTAATTAGGAGGGGCATTATTTAGCCTCAGTCTTGACCGCGACAAAAAACTCTGGCCAGTTAGCTGCTCGAAGCGCATTATATAAAATAGCAATTGCCCCAGCCGGATCAGTAAGCGGTACACCCGGTGTAGTATCTGTGTGCCCTGGTGCGATTATTTGCATGAAACGAGTCAGTGTACTTTCCAAAGCGACCGGGCTAGTTCCTGTAGGTCCTCCGATTTTAATATGAGGACCGTGTAACACCATTGCATCAACAGGTGCATCGGGCACAGAACGTTTAGTATCCACTGGAATCAAAAACCCACTGGAGAAATGATTCGTGTTCCCGGTTCCTAGATCTAAATCGACATCTCCATCTGTAGAACGCCAACCATCGGTAGGTAAGGTAGACACGATGTATAGACCATTAGATATTGTACCGATCGGATAGGTTATTCTATAGGTATCGATACCATAAGTACTGCCCGGAAACACCACAGGTACATTCTGAACTGTCGGGTTATGCCACCACTTACGACCGCTACCATCCGTCACAGCATTAGTTACCGTTAGCTTAATAGTTGCGCGCTGAGTATTGTGATCGTACTTAACAACACGAACCGGCATCGCCGTCCAAAAGGACTCTAACCGCTCATTAATAGCGTTCTCGATAACCTCAGATAGTCTAGGTGTCTGGGCCATTAGTGATGTCTCTTTCTCTTTCGCTTCGGATACGGGTCGCCTAACGGCCTGATTTCGACTTCGGTGTTCCACGTGTCCCCGTGGGAATCACCAGTGTGCTGCACATTTTCCACTCTAAAGAAACCAGTTTTAATTTTACTGGTTAGTAACACCTTATCTCCAGGTGTAAGCTCTGGATAAAGTAGCATATTTACGGTCATGTGAGGAGGTAACCCACTTCGAGGGGGCGACCCAAACTCAGGCGAACCTATCATCCCGTTCTCCTCGTTAATCTCCTTGTAAGTATCCGAATGCGTTCGATCGTCTCTCAGTATTCGTAACTGACCGTTTTGAATACTCCACGAGTAGCCGTACGGTGCTAGTAACCTGGTTAGTTGATCGCGTGTAGCCCCGTGTGCCAAAGTTCCGAACTTGAATACCTCATTAAGGTCCGGGTCCGCCTCGACGTTAGGCGGTAACGCCAGGCCCATACTTCTAGCAGCGTCTTTAACAACCTGTTTTACCGACACGTTTTCCGAATAGGACTTGTTCATGCGTGCCCAGCGGTAATGACAATCTCCGTCACCCAGCTGAAGCAACGTGTGCCAGTTCGGCCCATCCATTTTGGTCATGGCGAACCTTAAGTCCCCCAAGAACATGAATCGACTTACATCATCGTAACCTGCTTCAACTTGTACGTTCAGGGGCTTCGTTTCCAAATCAGAACGAGTGGTTTCGGCAAGGTTCGTAATCGTGACATCACAAGTGTTAGGGGACTTGTGCAGGTCTTTGCGGATATTGAACTGGACGCGTAGATCGGTAATCTCTGTCTGATTCGGGAAACGGCTAACCTGAAAGACAGTAGGGTCCGCAGGGACACTTTCGCGCCAGCATGTAATGCGGACGTTACGTTTGAAAAGTTTCAAGCTCATTAGACTAAATCACTAACGTGTTGAATCACAACTAATATCCGGGAGCCCAGATCATCGAAACCTGCATCCCGTCCTTCACCTGAAGTATCGATTGCCAGCATCTTATGTGTGCTGAAAAATTCGTGTTTCGAGAGGTTGCCAAGCTGAGTCCCGAGCACTACTTTGACGTTGATGGCTACAGGAGTGTCATCTGATTCGTAGATATCGAGATACCAGGCCAAATCTCTAGAATTCCAGCGTACGTCGAAATACAACTGAATGTCTTCGACCGGGCAAGCAAGTCGGTAGTTCGTTTCTGATACCAAGAACGGCAAGGAGATGGAGGCCATTACTGAGTCCTTCCGGTCAAGCTGCTAGCTACAGGTGCATTGATAGCTTGTTCACCTGGCTTTGTCTGAATAACGAAATCGTGTAGTACACATCGATTTAACTCTACCGCCACGATGGTGTGGAACAACCCATTGAGAACAGTAGTATCGTTAGGATCCCCTACGCTGTAAGCTTTCTGGTATAAATCGTCCCTGAAAGCGTTTCTGTATAAGTGCCACTTACTGTCGTACGATTTGAAGGTAGATGATCCGGTCTCTTGGAACCCTATTCTAAAACCCTCTACGTATTTGACACCGTTTCGCCACTTACCGTAGTCAGGGTCAAACCAAGCATCGTGAACTTTGTCGATTAAGAGGATTCTGGAACCATAAGGTGTGCCCGGTTTCGTAACTGCTTTACCGCCCTTGTTACTACCGATCGGTATAGACACCCGAATCGTGCGCTTGTTCTCTACCGATATAATCTGCTTAAACTTCGCCTGAAAACGAAGCCCATCCATGTGATCGCCTTTCGGAATAACAAGGGATTGCAATGCCATGTTATCGAACGTGCGAAGCGAAGTCATAATCGTAACAGGCTGACGCAGTTCCCGAATGCGTTGCAAGCGCTCATAAGCATCGTCCGAGTGGACGACGTCTGTGCTTCTACTGTCTCGAATCAGACCGATCGGAGTGTTGCTAACGAGCCCCTCGATGTCGACTTGAACAGGTAGCGGTCGAATGTTATCTGAAATGTTAGAACCAGACTCCACCGGATAGTCGGTAACGTCCGCATCAAACGTGTGCGTTTCACTAATTGAACAGTCGATTAGATAGTTATCGATGATGATATATGTAGTTGCGCCTGGTCCGGACATATTATAACGCCTGTCGTAATGTCTTATCCATTTCAGCGCCGAACTTCTGTTGTGCGTCGGTCATGTCGTTCGCTTTAATCTCGACGTTGATGTTGTCGATTTTGATGTTTTTGGCACTATTTGTTGTCTGGCCTGGTGAATTAAACAACTGCTCAAACGGGGTTCCGTTTGCTAGTCGGGCACTAACTGAATCTGAACCATTCCCGAGAAGCTGCTGCCTTTCAGCATTGTTTAGGAGATCGGCCGGATTAGGCAAGAATCTGCCACCCCACGTTCTGGCGAACTGTCCGGCTGTCCCTAACACACTGCTTCCTGCACCTGCCGCAGCTGCCCCGCCTGCCGCTTGACCGGCACCCGCGGCAGCCTGTGCTGCCGCTGCTGCATCAGCCCCTAAGCCAAACAAACGCCCTGCCTTACCCGCAAAAGCCCATACTGCCGCAAGCGCCTTATACGATTCTATTAGTTTAACAAACGGAAACGCTATTAGTCTAAATAAAGCCGGAATCATCATCGCCGTGATTACCGACACGAGTGCATAAAGTGCCCACCTATTCTCCTGCAAGTACTTGGCAAAATCTTTTAAGCCACGAATTACACCAGGTAACCGCTTAACAATCCAGGTCAAGAAGACCGCAAAATACTTCAATAGTTCATTGAAATCCGCGACTAGATTTTCATTCTTGGCTATTTCACCAAAAGTGACCATCATGTCATCCTTGAATTTCTGCCAAGTTGTACTAAACGTATCTACAGGCTTCTGAAGGTTTGTAACACCTAACAAGGCTTTGACTAGCTTATCGCGAGTTAATTCGCCAGCCGTACTCATTTCACGTAGGCGTCCTTCAGTGACACCTAAACTTTTCTGGAGTACCTTAAGAACGTTCGGCATGTTTTCCGCCATCGAGCGGAACTCGTCGCCGTCGAGCCTACCTTTGGCAAGAGCCTGGGTAAGCTGCAACATACCGGACTTAGCTTCCGATGACGATGCACCGGATGTAGCTAGTAACGTATTAAGGTTAGTCATCAACTTGAAACTATCTTCCTCAGATAGGTTCATGCTCTCAGTTGCGTTTCGGATACGAACGTAACCTTCAGTTGTAGATTCTAAACTGGAATTAGTACCTTTAGCGATGTTTCGTAGTCGAGCGAATACCTCATTGGATTTCTCCTGCGAGCCGGTCAGGCCGTTCAAACGCATTTGGAGTTGCGCGTAGGTATCCGCCAAATCTCCAAAATACTGAGCACTTTGGTAAACGCCGGCCCCCATGACCACACGGCGGAATGTCGATGCAGCACCTAGTGGACCGAATTGGTTACGACCGTGCTCGCCGAATCCTCCACCCCCGCCTCCACCACGACGCCCACTCTTACCACCCCCAAAGTTTTCACGATAGCGACCCATGAAACGACCGAACATACCTGGACGTTTCTTTCCTGCCGCCCAGTTCTGTCCACCGTCCCCATCATTACTCATCACGTATTCACGATCAGCCGTACCGCGCCGCGCCGCCATGTGAGCAAGCTGCCAGTTACCTTTTCCAAAGCCAGAGCCACCACCTCCACTGGCTCCTAGGTCATCCCCCAGCGCATCCATCGCGTAGTTGCCCGCAGAACGTCCTGTAGGCGCCATCGAGCGGGCTACTTTGCGAACAGGGCTGTTAGGCCCGCCGAAAGGATCACCAGTCGACGACGCCCAGTTGATGCCCCGTCCCCGTCTACCCGGACCCGGGCCTAGTGCCGCACGAGCCGCTGCAAACTGTGCTCTTGACGCTTCCTTCGCAGCTTGCGCCTCTCGTCTGGATGCTGCGACGGCTGCATCCGCGACTTGCTTGGACATTCTAATACGCTCAAGTCCAACGCTTCGCGCAATAGATGCCACTTCCTTCAAATGAGCAGATTCGGCCGATGCAGTGGCTCTACTTGCTGCGATCGTTTCTCGGCTGACCTGACGCGCAACTTGGGCGATCTGGCGAATTCTCGCCATCCCGTCTTTCCAAGACGAGTCAGGTTTCAAACCAAGACTTACGAAAAACTCACCTACGTTCATGACTTATTGGCTTCATTTCTTGCCGTGTAAACGATATTCACCGCTTCGTTTAGTTTCATCACATCTACAATGCTCATCGTGTCACGAACTTCTGTGAACGACGCTTTATCCTCAGTAATCAATCTCCAACACGGCCAGGTCCACTCCATGTCTTTAGGGACAGGTAATTTCTTTCCGCCCTCTACTTTACTTCGGGAGCGCTTGCGGTCTGGGTGGCGCTCCCAAAGCCAAAATCCGAATAATTAACTTTCAGCGCATGAAGCACGACTTTGAACATCGTCATAAGGCGACCGGAGAACACACGGTCTAGTGATTCTTTCGTTAGAAGATCGTAACGCTTTACACTGCTACCTTCTGTCACAGTTGCCGTCGTGCCAGCTAGAATATCAATCACCAACGAGCTTAGTTCCGCAGGCTTCAAATCCCTAAGTGCCAACCCAATAACTGGTGCGAACTTATCCATCTCTGTTGTCTCGTCTGCCATTGAAAGCGCACCGAATGCCGGTCCGATGGTCTGCGCCAATCGTCCCATCAACTCAAGCCCGCGCATGGCCCCGTACTGTGTCGTCCCGAAACGAATTCCATCGATTTCTGTCTCTTCGTATTTTAGATTCATATACTCCTCAGGTTAAAGAAAAACGGCCCAAACCGTACTTTGTATGTAAGTTTGGACCGTATTAAGTTTTGGCGGTACCTGCCCGTACCGGGGGGTTAATTAGAGAATGTTGCCGCCAGGAAACACTTCAATGTCTGCGCAGTCAATTACCCACTGAATCGTGCCGGATTCCTTACCACGTTCAATCTTCGGCCACTTGAGTACCCAGGCGATTTCAGCGTGACAAACCATGTTACCGCTAAGGTCCTTAACCATAAGCTCGCCAAACGCGTCGCCGTCGATTTCATCAACAATAGCATATTGTGAAAGCGAGTCGTTTATTGGTGCCACCGCCATCAATGTAAGTGTAACCTTACCCGCTCGATTGAGATTATGCGTTCTAGCTACATCACCTAAAGACCCCACGTACTTCATGAAGCCGTCTTCATCGCGTTCAATTTCAACGAACGTATCTGGTGCGAAACCGTTGATAATCATGCCGGCGAAGGTAACGATTACACGATCTGGAGAATATGTATTAAAATTCGCCATTTGTTTCCTTTAAATTAGACCGAAACCGTACCCTGGACGATCACCTTGTGGATTGCTCCCTGTAGACGGCACGTGAACTTAACGTCCGGCAATCTACGGAGTGCACGATCAGATGCAGATACATCTGCGACCTTAGGAACAGTGACCACGAAGTCCGAATCGATGATGCCTGCACGATAAGCGCGCTTGAGGGAGCCCTTTACTGCGGCTTCAATCGTCGCAATACCGGCGTTGGTCATCGGGATCTTGTTCGCGCCCGCGAGCACCTCGAAGACCGACTTAGTCAGGTCGTCTTCTAGCCAGTCAAGGCCGCGAGTGACGTCAATGAAGTCACCATCAACGGTCTCGCCTTCCCAGGTGATGTTACGACCAGCAATCGTCTGGATCGTGTTACAGTTCTTGGCACGAAGGTTCACACGGTGAGTTGCCGTCGTAGCAACCGGCTCAACACCAGCGAGTGTCTTGAACTTCCACGTTTCGCTGCCCGGGGTTAGCGGGAGAACGCGACCCAGCCATGCCGCACCAAACATCGCAGACGGACTTGGATGGTAGCACGTAAACGTGCGTGAGTACGCCAGACCCTGAAGGTCATCTGCCGTATCACCACCGCCGTCAGCAACTGTGACCGTGTCACTGTTCGACAAGTCACAGGCGTAGATCTTCGGCGCATCAGACGCCTCGATCCAGGCTGCAGCCGCCTTGACGTACGCATCAGAGTTGTATAGTGTCACGAGGGCATACCACGCGTCGCTCTCAAGCTGAATAGCATCGAGATCCGTCGCGAGAGTAGTACCCGGCTCGGTATGTGTCATTTCGCTCGACATCAACGCGCTGACTTCAAGCGAGAACCAGTCACCCGCTGACGTCGCCGTAATCGTAACGTAGTCTGTTTCACCAGCACCGGCTTGCTGTGCCGCCGTGAAGTTCTTATCAGAAATCGCGTTAAGTCCCTGAACAAGCTGAGCGCAGATAACGTCATTCTGGTTACGACGAAGGGTCTGCGTACCAGTACCGTCCGTTGTAATCGCCACATCAGGTGTTGACGCGAGCGCAAGCACCTTGGTTGTTGCAAGCTTGTAGGTATCTGCTGTAAGTACAGTAACCCAGTAGTTCGTGTCAGCAACCAAGCCCGCGGGAAGTGCGCCGCCGCTGTTGCTCACACGATAAGGACCATCACCGGTCGTCATGCCGTGCGCGGTCGAGGTAAATGTTTCACTGGCATTCGCTGCCGTGAAGGTCAAGTCCGCAAGCGTGGTGTACGACACCGTGGTCGAAGTAACACCATCGCCGTCGACATAGACAGTATAAGTGGAACCTTCACTGACCGTGTCAACGTTCAACTGGTATGCAAGTGACGGTGCGCCGACAGCGCGACCGATACCGATCATCTCAGGGTGAGGATCCTGCGAGAACATAGCTTGTGCAGCTAGGTATTCTGGAGACGTGGTCGCAAAACCATCGTCTGCCACCGACGACAAATCGGTGTAATATCTTACACGCTCCGGGAAGGCCGCGTTGCAAGAAAGAATGAGGGGCACGCCGAAACCAGCGCGCGCAATTCCGACGCTGTCCTGGGTAATTGTTAATGATACGTGTTCGCTGAGAGTGGACATGCGGGGGTCCTCCGTGTTATCGCTAGTTTACAATGCTGGCACTACTTTTGCACGTCGATTATTCAGCCACTTCTACTGTGAACGTGTGGCTGGTATCTTCGTTTGTAATTTCAGTACGTTCGATGCTGCTGATGTTTTCAGTCTCCTCCGACGTAAAGTGAATCATGATGTCTACAACCGCTCTGGGCTCAAAAAACACTAAATCCTGTGTTCCGCCGATTGACAAAACACGCCCAAACTGGATAACGCCGATGTTCGCGTCTTCTAGGATCGCCAAGGGCGTCGGCAACAGCCTCTTCGCGTTCACGCGCCATAGGGTCGCGGTCGCCATGTCGATCCCGGTTCCTATATTCGTGTAACATTGAAGGGTTAACATTGCCTTCATAAGAGAGCGTGAAAGAACCTTGATTTCACCTCCAGTTTGTGTTGTAGTGTCTGTGTCGACCAGGAACATATCCCCAGAACCGGTGTCACCTAGTGTAAGTGGAACGCCGTTAATAGCGTCTACATAAGACGTTGCCAGTCTAAACGTATCAGCTGAATCTTTGATAATCCAATAGTTTACATCTTCTTCTGCGTTCAGGGGCAGATCATCACCCTCCAGCTGAACAGGGCCGTCCCCGGTTAATCTACCGTGTGCGGTCGCGGTGAAAGTATCGGTATCTATATCAGTAATCTCGATATCATCGAATGTGATGTAGTTATTCTCACGGTCGATCCACGGTAGTCCGTCATCGTCAAGCGCCTGTAACTTCATAACAATCGCAGGCTGTGTCGGTCTAAACCCTTGCTGACCGGCCCAAATGACGTGGTCGGCGGCCAAGCCTGTACATGCAACTACCCAGTTCTGCAAGGCTTTCTGGATAGCGACTGTGTCGGCCCCTAAGTGGTTCACATCGACCCCTGTGTCACGCGGGTCGCCAAAGCACGGTAATGGACTTCGTTGCTGGCTTCGTAATATGCCAGGTCCCAAGGCTCGCAACGCCAAACTGAATACTGACGCCCGTTAATCGTAACGAGATCCGGTTCGTATCCAGACGTTTCGGCGAATAGTTCAGTACGAGTGTAGAGCACACGAATATCGTTTGTGCGGCGACCCTGTTCATCCGACCTGGTCTCGTCGCCGCCCGTAACGCGCTGGAGGCCCGTGGCGGGCTCCTGGACGGCGCTGATGGTGAAGGTCGTGGTTGTTCCTGGGCCGCTGTAGACGCCGTCTGTGTACGAGCCACGCACCCTGCGGGTAACCGTGTACGTGCCGGTCGCCAGGGCGTCAATTGAGTCATTCAGTGACATTAGCGACCCCCCATAATCTTGTGGGAGATTGCGTCATACAATGCACCGGTAAGACCAATTAGGGTATCCCCGTGACCCTTCCAATCCACAGTAGCTTCGGCGTTAGGTGGCGGTACGCCATCCAGCAAAGTACGTCTAACCTCGTTAGATAGTATTTCGCCTGCCTGGTTAAGGGCTTCAGTTACCGTGGCACGTCCAGATAGCACATTACGAGCAGCGCTTCCCAAGGCAGAAAGTATCAGAGACTTGTTCATCATTGTGTTACGCAAGAAAGGGCGCGAGGGGATGTGACCCCCTTCGGTACCAAACTCGTTGATTGCCGCGATTTCACCTACGGTGATTTTAGAATCAGGATGAATCTTATCAGCGTCATCTCCTACAACGCCTACACCAATAGACTTTCTCGCAAATTCCTTACCTGCAACGAGGAACTCGCGAAACGGCGTATCGTCGAATTTGTATTTGACGTCAATCATACAAGAAAGGGGCCGTGTGCCCCGGACATAGTAAGAATACTTAGAAGGGTGATACCATACGGAGTTGAACCTAGTTCACCAGTTAAACCACCACCAGTAGCTGAGAACCCGTAAGCGCGTCGAACGCCGCCGGCTGCTTCACTGATAACAGGACCAACGATTCCAGTAGCTGCGCGTCGGTTTTTCGCCCCAAAGTGAGCGCACAGAAAGATGCGCGCCATTCTAACTGTCTGTTCCGTGTCGAGAGAGGTGAAGTCAAACTCGTTGGCATACGTAAGCAAATCTAGCCACGCCTGATCTGTCAATGTGGAAAGTTCAGGGGCGATAGCGAGTACATCTGCTTTGATGATGTCTTCCATAGCTTGAAAACCTAGAATAGTATGGCATGTTTGTTGACTCAAGACTATGCATGGCAAATACTTGATTTATGGGCTAATAGACCCCAGAACTCTAATGATACGTTACGTAGGTAGGTCATCGTCGGGCATGCGTCGTCCCAGACAACATAGTAAAGGTAAATCAGGCCCTCACTGTAAGAACTGGGTTAACAACCTAAAAAATCAAGGCTTAAATTACGAGATTGTAATACTTGAAGTAACTAGTGCAGACGCTGTTAAAGCAGCAGAGGTATGGTGGATTGCCTATGGTAGATCATCCGGATGGCCACTGACAAACATAACAGATGGCGGGGATGACAATCCTATGTACCATGCCGAGGTAAAATCCAGGGTCTCACACTCCGCTAGACTACGTTTTAAAGATCCTGAAGTAAAAGCACGACATCTAGCTTCTTACACCAAAGAAGTCAGAGCAACTATGGGCAAACACGGAGACGATCACCCAGCCAAAAGACCTGAAGTAAGGGCAAAAATAGGAGAAGCCGTAAGACTACGAAGCCAGAATCCGGAATACATAGCTAAACTTAGAGCCGCCCATCTGGGAAAGCGAACCAGTGCAGAAACTAAAGCCAAACTATCAAAAATAAATAAGGGTAGAAGTCTAAAGCTAACTCCAGAGCAACTATTGATTAAGAGTGAATCAGCTAAACAAGCGTGGGCTAAGCTGAAACTAAATATAACACCAGAACAGCAGTATGAACGCCACGCGATTAGAAGTGAAGCTTCAAAACTAGCATGGCTTAAGCGTAAAAATGAAACAGCGCCAGAACAGCTAATTGAACAGTACCGCCGGAGGAGTGAATCTCAAAAACGTACATGGGCCAAACGCAAATCCAACACTACACCCGAACAACAAAAGGCTAGAAGCGATGCCTCAAGGTTAGGTTGGATTACACGTAAAGCTAAAACTCGAAATGCTTAGTAAGCGACGCTTTTCCGTCCGCAGAATCCCTTAACACAGATACATTGGAACCCTGCTCGCCTCTCAATATTACAGGATAATTTGCCGGAATGTACATGCTTCCAGCCGCAGCTGTAGCAATTGGCCCGTACACAACGGTAAAGCTTCCGTTGGCCACGTTCTCTGTAATCGTGATGTTCTTGGTTGTCGAGGCCAGTGTTAATACGCCGGATGCCTGAGTAACCGTGATATAACTCTGGTTTGCTACAATCGCGGCTTTCAAGATTGTAGCCACGTCGGTAGCCGAAGTAGCGCCTGAAATATTTACTTGAATGCGACCACCAGTAACACCGTCGCCGACAGTATCAAACTCATAGAGTACAGAAGTAGTGCCATCATTGATGGTGATATAGTCTGTATCCGCCATGGATGCTTTGGCAACGCATGTAATGGTACCGCTTGGGTTGGCCTGCTTTAGCCAAAGTGCCGTATTCGAAATTAGAACCCAATGGTCCTTGGCTGCCATTGACGCTGCAAACTCGGCGTGGGTCGCTGTGACAGCGACCTCTAAACTAGTCGTGCAATCTGGGGAAAGAATCATATTAACTCCGAATGTAGAAAAGGCCCCGGGTCAGTGACTCGCGGGGCCTTCCGGGCGCGCTCCCGCGCCTAACTACTTTTTAATTACACGCCGTCCGAGTAGCAAACTGCCTTCGGCATGTAGAGCGCCACACCACCAACACGCATGTGGCAGATGGTCTGCACTTCCGTGTTAAAGGTTTCCGGTGCGAACTGCTCAAACTCAACCGGCGAGATCATTTCAAGAACGTTCGGGTTCTTTTCGTAGGTCACGATACGCTTCGTGCTACCCGAGCCCGCGGTCTCTAGCTTCGTGCTGTACTCAGCCGTGCCGATACCGTACGGGTTGGTACGGAGCCAGTAGGAGAGAACAGTGTCAGACGTACCGTCGCCAACGCGAGTTGCGCCAACGTACTGGTAGGTCGAGAGCGGAAGGATAACCGTGTTAGGCACGTGAACTTCGAGCGAGTTAAGGATGATCTGACCGAGTGCGCCGTTTAGGTCGCGAACGATCTTGTCAGCCGACTTCGTTTCGAAGGTCTTCGACGCACCAGTACCGTCAGCCGTAACCGTGTAGGTCTCGGTACCCGATAGGGTGAAGAGTCCCTTCACGCCCGTGGTTGTTTCACCGTCGAGAAGAATATCGTCAAACTTGCGAGCCATAAGGTCGCGAGCCGTCATCGCCTTCTTGGTCTGGAGCGGTAGGTTAGCGTACATCGCAGCGCGGATTTCATTAATGTTCCACGCGTACGAGATACCCATCGAGAAGACGTTCATCGACTTCTGGCTGGTGCTCATTTCAACGCGGCTAAGGTCCTTCGAGAAGTCCTTAACGTGCTTGACCTGACCGACCTTATCCATGATCGTGATGGTGAACTGCTCGGCACCTAGCGGCATCGAAGAGTTAACCGGTACCCAACGCTTACCCTTTAGATTCGGGTACTGAACCTCGAAAAGTCCAGGACGTAGATACTCAAGCTGACGAGCGACATACGCTGTAGTAGCGGTGTCCTTACGAAGGTCGTAAGCTGCCTCGTCGGTCTTCGGATACGCACGAATGTCGAATTCTTGCGCGGCCTTAGTCATCTCATCAAGACGGGCCTGTGGGAAATTTCCTGTGATAAGTTCAGACATTTTTTAACCCTCTCTTAGAGTAGGCGACCTTCAAGAACGAGACGACCGGCAGGCAGCGTAGCGGTACCGCCTTCGGTAAAAACAACAGAGATTACGTCGCCGGCAGCAAGCCAGCTAGTACCGGTTGTAGAACCCTCTACAAACGTGTTGACAGCTAGTGAAGCACCAACATCAGGAGATAGGTTCGAATCGGTATTGAACAACCGAGACATCACGTTAACAACGAGTGTCTGAGTGCCGGTGCCGTCGGTCGAAAGAGCAACCGCTGTTCCGGCTAGCGCATTTGCATATGACGTAGCAAGCTGGAACGTATTTGTACCGGTACGAATAATCCAGTAAGACGTTAATGCAGTTAGGCCGCCAGGCAGACCGCCACCAGAGTTGGTTAGCTGGAACGGACCTGCACCGGTTGCTAGACCGTGAGCAGTAGCCGTCAAAGTATCATCGTCTGCTTCCCCGGTAAACGTGATATTGGATACTGTAGAATTAACAACAGCACCATCAAACACGTTAGTGGTATCTTCCGCTAAGCCGGTTGGATTAATGTACGAAGCGCGATCCAGAACAAACGATCGACCCGCTGGGCACTTCCAAAGCTTTGTGGTAGTAGTCGAGGTAAGGTCGGCATGGTCAAAGGTCATGACCATTCGCTCCTCGTATTTAGTATTTGGAATGCGTCCGATGGACATGTTGTTCCTTAGTTAAACTTAGAAGTTAACATCGAGCCACGCGAGACCGCCCGCCGAAGCAGAGGTCATCCACGTACCCTTAGAGGTGCAGTCAATCGTATCCGAGCCGTCGTCCGCGTTGGTCAGACCACCGTAGTACTCTGTACCGTCTTCGGCCGAAACAGCGCGAACCCAAAGCTTGTCACCTGCTTCAACAGCATCTTCACAGACAACGAGTACACGACCGCGACGAAGCACGTTCATGAACGCGCCAGTCATAACACCAGTCGAGTCAAGCTGGCCGTACGAGTTACTGTTTAGATCAGTCCACTTGACACCGTAAGTATCTGCGCGAAGCACGATACCGATGATCAAGTCGTTTTCAGAAGCCGGAAGTACGGCATCCTTATCCGAAGAAACTGTATCCTTAAACTTTACAGCACGTCCGAACGCGATGGAAGCCGAAGTCTCGGCGTTCTTCATCGTGATAACGTCGTGCGCCATGTTAGAATCGAGGGTGCCCGCATAGCCGATAGAAGGAGCGGTGCTGAAAGAGGACTGTACTGTCATTGTCATGGGGAATTCTCCTTACTTAGTCCAAGCCTGTGCAGAATCGTGATTCATCTTCGCTTTAGCCGCTCTCTCTGCGTCAACCGGGTTGGCAGGAGCATTATCCTTACGCATCGTGTTTAGAGTGGTACGAACCGTCTCACGCGAGGCGGATGCGGCATTTGCGCGCTTGAGAGCACCTTCGTAAACACCAGTGACATAATCCATCGACTTTTCAGCCGGCACATCGTCACCATCAATGTGCTTGATAACCGCGCACTTAATTTCGCGGTCGGACATCTTAGAAATATCTGTTTCACCGAGGAAAGGCTTTGCCTCTACGGTGAGTGCAACTCGTGCATCAACGCGAGTCCGAACCTCAGAAGCAAATGCTTCGTCAGCGTCAGCCTTTGCCTTCGAGATAGCCGCAGCTGCTTCTTCCTTGGCCTTAACTACTTCAGCTTCTGCCGCATCAAGCTTCGCCTTGTAGGCGTCTGCATCCTTGCGGGCGTTGGTGGCTTCGATTTCGAGCTTGGTGAGAGCCGCGGTGGCCTCGTCAAGCTTCGTCTTGAGAGCCGCCATCTCAGCAGCCAGGTCGGTTTTGTTTTCGTCAGCCATGGGTTGTTCTCCAGTAGTATATGATGTGGCATGATTTTTGCAAGTACAGTCCGTGTTAAGGGGCTTTGACATGCAAGTATCCTTATGTTCCCCGCTTAACATGCCGCACTCGGGACACATCTTCATCGAAGCCATATAGGCATCGAGGGCTTCTTTAACGGCGTCAGTTAGGTCTAGTTTCATGGTTTCCTGGAACTTTTCGGTGTCATCCACCCTCATCGCGCAGCTAGCACCACATCTTGCGCGCTCAACAATAGCAAGATGATCTAGTGTGATTTCGCGCTGATAGCGATCACCGTCCAAGCCACAGGAGTATCCCAAGCTCAGTTCGTGTGTGCCGGCTTCGATCGCCTTAAGAGCGTCGGCATCTGTAATAACCATTCGCGCGATTGCGGAATCGTCATCCACTCTTCCGGACTCGACATAGCCCACAGACTTCTGACCGGACTTTTCAGCCGGGTAGCTTGCAGGGTGACCTAGATAAACCTTAATGTTAGGTAGCTGGTCTACAATACGCTGGACTTCTTGCGCGTCGCGATGCTCAGGTCCAGTAGCATACATTAACGCATCACCCGGAGCGTGCGTGCGGGCTACACGTCCTTCATATATAGTCGCTTGTACCGGTGGAGCTAGCGGGGACCGGTCCGAATGCAAAAAGCCCGACATTCCGGTAGTGTACCGGAACTCGGGCTACTTGGCACGTCTATTGCAGAATTCTATAAAGTAACGTCGTGCTCAGCTAACCACAATCGTAGGTTAGCAACATCCTTCGTCCACTCTTTCCCTCGACAGATTCGATAGTTACGCGCGAGGCGCTGGGAGTGCAGTGCCGCGATGTAAACAAAGGTTATGAGGTGTAGGTTCATTTACCGTGCTGTACGATAGCTGGTTTTGGCAGATGTGTGTCAACAATGTACCACCAGTCTCGACTGATACCTTGTAAGGTGACAATGGCGTCATCAATGACATCGAAGTCGCCTTCAAAATCAAACCAACCACCAGAAGGGTATTGGTCAAAGCCTGCAAAAAGTAGGTATCGTTTTAATCCGGTCATGACACTATAATCACATCCACACGTCTGTCATCAGCAGTTGCCCAAACTTCGACGTGTTTGAAGTCTGAACTGCCTTTAGAACGCCAGTGTGTAAGCATATCAACTTCAGTATGCGTTCTGGTCAGACCATAATAGTGAAGTCCTCGATACAAATCTCCTAGTTGTATATTGGTTGAATCTCTAGGAAAGAACACCAGATCCAGGTCATGATCACTTTTGCCTTTGTGCAGGACACCGCCGGCTAGTGCGACATGCCAGCCAATCAAACCAGCTTCTAGTTCTCGAACAATTATCAAAGCTTCTTCTAAGGTCCACATTAGCCCTGCCATAACATCTTCTCCATCATCTCGCGCGCTCGCTTGGAAGGCTTTTTGGTTAGGAAGCCACAACCTCGACCCTTAATGTAAGGAGGTCTAGTTTTGAATTGAGTGGCTGTTGGGTCTAGTTTCTGAGTGGTATTAACGTTCACCAAGTACCAGTGTGTATCGCCTTCATGCTTAACTGTCATCGGCTTCCACCCTGCTTTCTTGCCACCTAATAGATGATACAAAGCCTCGCATGTCACGTAGCAATTACCCCTTCTTTTTCTTTTTGGCACGATTAATTGCTCCGGTTAAATCCCAGCCACGCACAAAAACGTCCCCAATTTCATACACCAGATCTGGGCGGTCCTGCGCTCCATCAATCCAATGTACAATTGCTTTATCCCAGCCGGGACAAATTTCATCAAGTACAGGGACGATGCCACCCTCAAATAACTGGTCGTTCACAACCTCATACGCGCGTGTGGTCTTAAACATCGTCGAGCCACTCCACTTTCGTGCGGCCACCATGTCCGTGAATGCGTTCGACGACCATGATGTTTGCACATACTTCCACGGACTCTAACTGTGAAAGCCAGTGCATAACCACCTGACCATTGGAAAACTCTACGCCTTCCGCAACGACTCCGACACCGCTTGTACCAGATACGTCTTCGGTTCTAACGAGGTGAAAACGTCGGAGGGTGCTGGTTGAACTAGTCCCTATAGTAGACATCTACATATTTCCTAATCTTGCGTGCGCCTGCATGTAAAGGAACAACTTCCGCACGGTCAATTGTTCCGAGTAGCCTGAAAAACTCATTACGGTCAGCAAAGGTACTCAGCGACCTTGCCGGTAGTACCATGCACCGAATACCGTCATAAAGTTTCCACATAAAATCCCGGTAGCGAGGAAAGATCTGGCTGATCTTTAACGCGTCTTCCCGCTTCCCTGAACACCCTTTCGACAAGGGCGGAGCAAACACTACTGCGTCGTAGGCGTCCCAGTTCACCTTTAAACAATCCCCTATGAGCCACTTGCCATCTGGGTAGTAGTCCTTCCATCTGGGATCGATATCGTTACCGGTTACGTTGATGTTATAAAAACTATATGCTTCTTCTAGGGCCTTTAGGGAAGGCCCAGCGCACAGTTCAAGAACGCTTCTAACCCCGAGTACGGCCAGGTTCTCGGCTCTTTGATATGCGCACTCGATGTTCGTACGCGCAGTCTGTTCGTTCGAGACGGTGGATAGGTTCATAGTGTTACGAAGGTGACCCAGGCAGTACGCCCTTCACCCAAGTTCTCGTAATGATCAAAGTCGGCCTTGGTGAACGGTCGACTAATTTGGGACGGGGTAGGTGTAAATAATTTAGTGAACGCCTTCATGTTAGGCACTTTTGGCGTCAGAATCCACTCACCGTTCCAACCACACGACCATTGTTCTCCAATGTTTGGAACCCTAGCTTCCATCCTAAAGCACTTACCGTCTGTTGTATGTAATATGACACTCTCAACGGTAAGAGGGACCCACCCCTGTCCTTTGACATAGGTGTAAAATACCTCAGTCTCCGTCACCGACTGGAGCCCTTTCCTCATTTAGAATTGCTTTCAAGAAAGTCTTGATTTTAGCAACGCCTGATTCATCGTAGTTTACGGTGAATGTCGGTGGAAAGGCTTGCATCCCGATGGGGTCATATCTGACTGGTTCGTCTCGGTCTCTTAACCAACTTTCGAACCACTCAATTAGGTCAATCGCTTCTTTTAAACCAACTTTTAGTTCAATTTCTCTGTCGCTGCTCATGGTTTTTCACACTTAATTGAAATCCAGGATCTCTGTTGGTAATAAGGGTCGAGGTCGATATCTTTTTTATAAGAGGCGCCGACATCAGAGACTTGTTCTGGATAACGACTCACAGAAGATAAAACGTTCTGT